GTGCAAGAGCCTTAACATCACCTGAACGGTTCATGTTGTCACGGTCATAGATGTAGTATTTGTCAGACTGTTTGTCTACGCCTACTGTTGGGAAAACCTTATCAGCGATAAAGTTTGTTTGGTCTTGTACATAAGCAATGGTCAGGTTTGTCAACGGCTGATCAATATGTACCGAATTTGGTGTTAGCAATGGCATTTTCTATATCCTTCCTATTGCTGATTACGCCGCAGCGTTGCCGCCTTGGATGAGTTCGATAGCGATGATTTGACCATCAACACCTGCCTCAGTTGCGTAACCCATTACGATGTTACCTGTGGAAGCTGTTACAGCGTCACCTGAAGCGTCTGTAGCAACAGCAGCACCTGCAGCGATTGTACCGCCAGCAGTTACCATTACTTTACCAGACATAACAACAGTCGCTGCTTCTGCAGCCGCTGGGTCGTTAATCAAAACACCGATGCAGTTCTCACCTGCGGAGTCAGCTAGGTCAACTTGACCATCTGATTCTAGTGTTACGAATTTGAATTGCGCCGACGATAGGTCTTCGCCAGCAATGAATGTCCGTGTGTCACGGGATTGCATTACAGCCATAATTATTCCCCTTTATAGCTTTTGTTAATAAGAGCTTTACCTTCGTCGGTTTTAGCTACGGCAGCGTATGCTTTTGCGTAGTCACTCTTCTTCATTTTGTTGTCGTCCATGTAAGACTTAACAAGGGTCTCTAGTTTATCAGTAGCAGTAGCAAATTCGCCATCTGCGTCTGATTTACCAACTTCTTCCATAGTCTCAGCGAAAGTTGCGTCTGCAGCTTTTAGTGATTCCATGATAGATTCTACTTCACCAAACTCTGCGACTAGAGATTTAGCAACGTCTGTTGCAAAGTGTGGTAGTGCTTCAGTTGCACGTTTTGTTAGTTCAGCATCGGCCTTTGCAAGTTCTGCTTCTTCTAGTGCTTTTAGAATTACAGCAGGTACATCAGCTTTGTTGATTTGCTCACCTTCATACTCAATGTACTCTGGTTCAACTTTCTTTTCGATTGAGTCAGCTTTAATTACAAAGCCGTTGTCGATAAGAGCCTTACGAAGGTCTTCGTTCTGAGTTTTAAGAGTATCGTTCTCAGCTTTAACAATATCAAGCTCGTCAATCTCTACTTCTTCAGATTTCTTCATGTCCATTTCATATGCTTTCATTGCATCTTCTTCAGACATACCTTTATCCATGTATGGCTTCAGTTTTGCTTTTAAGTCATCTGACATTTTGTCTACTTCTTGTTCCATGTTATCTCCATTGGAATCATCACGCTTGAACAAGGAGACCATTGCCTGTGCATTGGCAGGACGATCCACAAGGGACAATTCATCCAGTTCAAGCTGTTTCAATAAATTAGGCACTGTAGTCCTCCTTGATTGCACGACCCCCAATAGAGAAGGCCGCTAATTCACCAGATTTGACCTTGGCCCAAACGTCATCGTTATATACTTTAAACGCTACGATCCAACCTTCACGGTCACTCTGTATGCCAAGGGACTCACCAATCTCTTTAGTGACTGGCATAGAATGGATTACTGCTCCAATCTGATCCCCCTTATGCATCTCTTTACCTACACGCACATGTTCCATAAAGCCATTTACAGCTTTAACAAGTGTTTCAGGTTCTATCACATCGCCTTGGCGGTCAACTACAGGTTCACCCTTTTCGGTTACTACTGATGCCCAGCCATAGACCATGCGTTGTTCTTCGTCAGCTTTGAGGATTTGACCCTCGACTGATTTTGTTAGTTCAGACACGCTAGTGCCTCCTTCCCACATACGACAAGACCAGTAACCTGCTGTCGTCTTGTCTTTCTTGGTATCACACGAATGACGACTACGGAAGTTAGCTCTTGCTTTAGGGTCATCCCTACGGATTTCCATGTTAGGATCACCAAAGGTAACTCGTTTTACTTTGTCGCCATCTTGCACAAAGACTTCAAACTTTTTGTTGCCACCTGACAATCTACGTGGCTTGTTTAAAGTTACTTTTTCGCCTTGGTATTCAGCCTTGGCAAATTCTTCTTTCATTACTTCCTGTACAATGACCCTGAGAGCCTCTAAGCGATCCACTGAGGCGTCTTCTTGCTCATCTTCGGTACGGTAGTAATCTAGATACTCTTCGTGGCTCCCACAGGGCATATAAACGGCCTGTCCTTCGACCTCATGTACGTGTATAGCTCCACCACACCCCATGTCCATAGAACGACTACGTGCTTCCATCTCTGTTGTGAAGACATCGTTAGCATATTGTGCCTTTAGCATCTTCTTCTTGGAGGACGATGGATGCGACGAAGGTAGTAAGTCTTTATCGTGGTTAGCAGACTTAGAGCCACTTACGATACGCAGGAAACTGTTGACACGAGCCATAGCCCACTGTTCAGGTGATTTGACGTTAGGACGGACACTAGCAGGGTTTGTACGGTATGCACCAACACCACGATCATAGACAGCCTCTAGCATACGCATAGTTACCTTATGCTTAGACTTCTTGTTGTGGGCTTCCATCTTATTTTTGAGGGCTGTTTTAGGCATTAGTTAAGAACCTTTGCGAGATAGCCTTTGAAGATACCAAAAGCTACAATGTTGTTTGTTTCTGTTTCACATCTAACACGAATATCTGCGTTCTTAGGTACCAGAATGGCAGGGTCTAGGCTAATATCTGCTGCCCCACCTGTAGAGGACGCTGTAAAAGAGCCTTTAGGTAAGAACACTTTACCTTTATCCCTAATCTCTATATAAAAGTCTACTGCACCAGACTGTTTTGCGCTAACAGCCCCATAGAAACCTGTGCAAAGATAGTAGTCTTGGTTGCTGAATGTTGTTGCAGCTTTAAATGATTGCTGAAACCCTAAAGGAATATCAATGTGTATCTTAGTTGCATCGGATGGTACACCACCAACTACTGTAGTGTTCTCATATACGACCACACGACCAACAAGTTCTGTGCTATCACTGTTGTAAGCTCTGGAAACTCTGGCTAAGTCTGTATCTAGAGCTACAGTTGTTTGACCTTCAAGAGTTACAGTTTGAACTACGAAAGTAAAATCACCGTTAGCATCTACTGTGTGACCTTCTACAGTAATCTGTTGTGTATCAGATGCATTAGAAGAGGAAATAAAAGAGATGCTATTATCACTAACGTAAACTTCATTTCCACCTACTGTCCATACAGTCTCAAGACCTGTTGTACCTAACTCTGCAGAACGGCCAAACTTGATAAGAGATTTAGCTTTACGGTCAATAGAAACTCTATCTCCATAAGTAGCCTCAATCTCACGTTCAGCCTGAACCAGTCGTCCATCAGGGACTTCGTATGCTCTTCTAGGCCAACCACCAAACATCTGTTCTATTTCCTTAGTTTCTTGGACAATGATTGCGTTAGGATCAACTGGTTCTTCGACATCAGGTATTAATGTTATGATGTCATCTGGTTGAAGAACAGAAGATGAAGATACTGCAGGATTACCTAGAGTAGGCTGTTGAGCAGTGAGATTATCGGGTGCTAGTATAGACTCTTCGTCATAATCAGGAGAGCCTAGTGTAGGTGAACCAAAGTCTATATTAGCAATAGTTAGACTGTGGTCTTGTGTAACACTGGTAGTCTGGGGGACAGGTACGCCAGTGATAAAGCTAACGACATTGAAGTTGTGGTCTTGTGTTAGACCTGCAGTATCAACGTCAGGGTTTCCAGTCTCTAGTACAGGGGCAGAGAAGGTTTCATCTTCTGCTACACTTGCTTGAGGTACGACAGGTGTCCCTGTAAGTATACCTGAGAATGTTAAGTCATGCTCTTGGGTTATACTTGGGCCACCTAAGACTGGTGTACCGAATGTAAGAGCAATGCTTGCTAGTGTATGACTTTGAGTAAGACTTGTAGTCTGTAGTAACGGTGATCCAGTGTCAAAACCAGTTGCACCTAAGTCATGTGTTTGTGTTAGTGTGGCGTTGTCTAACGAAGGAGCTTGTGAGGCAACATTAGCTGCCGTAAGCTCTACGTTTACTACGCCGCCCCCATCATCGCCCAGAGGATTAGAGGCTAATGGGGAGAAGCCTATCATTTAGTTACCTCAAGCGTCCACTAATATCTCTTTGATTGTGTAGTTTGTTGTAGTAGCTGAATTGGCAGTTGCTAGAAGTCTAATATTACCTCCAGATATATCTACATCAAAAGTAACTAGGGATGCATCTGTGTATACCTGACCATATTCTGTTGCTACGGCAGTTGTACCATCGTGTACTATAAGAAACTCAGATATTTGTCTTTCTGTTCCACGTTTGGCTACAACAAGTAATTTAGCAGAACCGTAAGTTGTCGCTGAGTATGTAGCTATAGCTGTCTGGGTAGTACTTGAGGTAGAAGCTGTAGTTTCATCTAAACCTCCACCAGCGTCAGCAAAAGTTGCAACCCCTGTGCCATTAGAGGTTAAGACCTGACCTGTTGTACCTCCTGATGTAGGTAAGTACCAACTACTGTTGATCCTAAGACCTGAACTGTTGGCCTCTATTCTCTCTGTGCCACCTGTTACTACACGCCACTGGTCTGATGCATGAAACTGTATGTAGGTGTTGGTATCACCAGTTGACATAATATAGTTGTCAACCGTAATTGTTTCTACATCTGTGATAGACGAGTTACCAAGACTTATGTTTCCAGTAAACGTACCACCTGTAAGAGGCATATAGTCTGATGGTTGAGCTATATCTGCGGCTAGTGCTGTAGCAAATACTGTAGCAGAACCACTAAGATTTATAGCTGACCCTGAGTTATTACTATCAGAGACTGTTCTACTGAGGGTATCATCTCCAATAGTAACATCTACATAGACATCAAAATCCCCTATTGTAGGGCCGTAACGAGCTTCGTAGAAAGTTAGTGTACTTGAGGTTAAGGTAATCTCAGGGCTTCTTAACCAGTAGTAATCTCCGTTACTTGACCCAGAAGTTTCTGTGTACAAGTAAAAGCTAGTGTTATCACCACCTGTAGTAAGACCAGTACCGCTAGAGCTTGTACCACCTGAATCTCTAAGCCACTGTGTTCCAGATGTTCCTGTGGTAACTGATGACCAAGAGACAGAGGTGTAAGTACTTTGAGAGGATGTACTTGTCTGCCAACCAGTTAAATCGCCAGTAGTCTCAAAAGTATAAGTAGAACCGTTTACATTAATTTCATCAAGCTGTAGGTCAGCACGAAATGTTGTGCCACTTGGTGCAGTTTGATGGGAAAAGACAAGTCGTACTGTTTCACCAACATAATCTGATAAATCTACAGTTCTCTGTACCCAACTAGTATTGTTACCATAAACATTAAACAGGCTAGAGCTTAAACCGCCAGTAGTGCCAATAGTTCCTGTACCTAGCTCCCAGTTATCACCATCCTCAATGACGTAACTTACAGTGTCCCCTACAGAAGCACCTGCATCAGAGAATGTCTGGTAGCCTGTCTCAGCAGCACCTAGTGTTATTGTTCCTGTACCAGTCGTACTGGTTGACACCTTGGCCCTATTTAATAGATTGACCATGAGTCACCTCTTATGCAGGATCAGGAATACCGATAGAGAATGACCCTAGTGAGAAAGTATTGCCAGATGTTACGGACTGCGATGCGTTAAGAGTATTAGTTGCTAACAGTCGTGAATTAACGGTATCGACAATAGCAAAGTGTGTTGCTGTACCAGTACCAGTAACTGAACCATCAGATAAAGCTGCTACAGTTACCTCACGACCACCACCAGTACGATCAGCAGGTGCGCCAATGGAAAGTGTTGTAGAGTTACCTAAAGTATAAGTAGAGGTTGCCTCTGCGTATGTTGTAGCTTCCTGTGATGTAATGTGGATAGCATTAGCCTCTGTGTCTAGCACCGAAAGGCCATTGTCAAACACTCTGTCTGCTAGACTAGCCATTATTCTGTTTCCTGTTCAGTTGTTACTTCTTGGTCGTATCTTAGTTCAGCAATATCCATAAGGTCTTGGATAACCTCTGGGTGGGACGACACATCAATATTAGCACCATTTAGGTTGCGTAGGAATGCTGCGATCTCACGTAGGTCGTGTGGAGCAACATCACCAGCAACTACTGTTGGCATTAGATCATAGTTCAGACCGTTCAACTCCCAAAGTCTCTCGACAAGCTGTTTATTTAAGACATCGACGATAGCTTGGATGTAACTTTCTAAGGCACGGAGGAACAGGTCTGTCTTAGACTTGGATAGTGCATACGAACCAGTGTTGCCACCACCAAGCATAAGAAACTCTGAAAGTACGGAACGAGCAATGTCATGCTGATACCGCTTTACAATAGGATCAATGTCAATATTACGTTTACCGTTTGATGACATAAGCTCAACATCTACGAGCCGATTGCTGGTAGGACTTCCGTCTTTATCGGGGTAGGTGTCTGAGGGCAGGATAATATATCCCTGCTCGTTAAACTTAACATCTCTGAGTATCTGCTGCAGGTTTCCGACAAACCCAGCTTGTGCGGAAGTAGCATCAGTACTGAGGTACTCAGCAGGAATACGAGCCACAGGAATACCTGCAAGTTCACGTTCAACTGCGATAGCTTCGATGTTCTGTAGATTGTTAAGATATTCGTAAGAAGTGTACGCATTACGAAGTATAGAACGACCAGAAGGATCGTTGTTAATAGCTGTAGTGCGATAATATAAAGACTTACGAGTAGGAATGAAGCTAGTATTGTTAAACCCTGCACCTTCTTGGTGTACACCTAAGACATCACCTGTCTTCTGGTCTACGTCAAACTTAGAAATAGTCCAAGGCGCACGAGAAGCAATCTTACGTACACCAATGCGTCCATCAGTAAACTTAGACCGTGACTTATCAGAACGGTTGTTTGGGCCTTTACGTCTTTTATATACAACCTCAAACCAAGCAAAGCCAAATGTCAGGGACGACAAAGCCTCAGAGATATGATCATCTAGGGTATGATCCATGTCATCAAAGATACTTTCCACAAAGTCAGCTTCACGTTTAGCTGCAGGTGTATCATTGGCTGGCATAACCTTAATGTCTACGTCACGTAGTACTTGTTCTGTCGCATACATAACAGCACCAATAGTACTGTCGTTGTCACGCATCTCACGATACTTACGGATAGCACGTTTGCCACGCAGTTCAGGCAGAAACTCGTCAGCACGGATTTGACCGTTTTGTGTATTATCTCCAGCAATCCCTAAAATCTGGGTTGCTTCTGTCTCTGAAAGTTTCTTTGCCATCTTATTACATTAAACCCTTGGCACTGGAGTACGCTAGTTTTAGTTGTGGTTTTGCGTATCCGTTAAGTGAGAGGTCGGTTAAAGCCCAAACTAAAGCATCAAGACGGTCTGGTGAGCCTATCGACCCTAAAGGTTCCCACTGTACCATCTGATCTTCTAAATCATTTAATCCCCGCACATGCTTTACTTTACTTTGTTCGTATAGTGCAGATACAGGTTCAGCCCGTGCCATCTTCCCTCTAGAAGCGTGGACGAGCTTGACAGGAACTGTTTCATCCTCTGTGTGTAGTGTATGGCGTACCATATCACCACCTTGGTTACGTTCAGCTACAATACGATCAGCCATGTGATCTCTATATAACTGTATAGCTTTGGATGCCCATTGTTGTGGTGTATAACGACCAGTGTGGTCTTCTAGCACATAGGCTATCCCATTTACGTCAATTCCTGCTACGACAATACCTGTCATGTCTGATTCTGCGTTAGAAGTAACAGCAGGGTCGATGGAAATAACGACACGACTAAGTTGTGGTACTTCGTCTTTCTCAATCTCGCATTTAGCTAAGAGAGTTCTGTTCCATAAAGCACCCGATGCTTCGTCAAGTATTTCGGCATAAAGTTCTTGGCGACCAAGACGTGTACCTTCATAGGTTTTGCGGACTGCATCAAGGAAAGTGTCAGCAAGATTAGCAGCATTATCATACGTACTGCCTGTACTGATCGTCGTCTTTTCATCGTCTAGGATTGTTCTTATTAGTTTTGTGGTCTTGGGGGTAGTAGTTACAAACACTTTAGGGTGTTTACCTAGACGTAGACCAAACATCATCATGTCCCAAGTGTCTTGTGCATTACGCCAAGCACAAAGCTCATCACACCATGCGCTGTAAGCCTGTGGGCCACGAAGACGTTCTGGGTCTTCTGCTGAGAAGAATACGGCTTTACTGCCGTTCTCCCATGTTAAGCTATTGTTCGTGGGAGACCAAACAGGAAAACCAATGTGTTTACCACGATATGTCTCATCACCACCCCAACATACATTTAGAAGACCAGAGTCACCTTCAACCATAACTCTTCGGACATCACCTTTTGTAGGGGCGACACAGTGTACAATCTTGTCACCGCTTCTAATCCGATGGCGAACCCACTCTGCACCTGCTCTAGTCTTACCCCAACCACGTCCTGCCAAGGCGACCCATGTGTTCCATGTACCTTCAGGCTCCAGTTGCTCAGGTCTAGCCCAAAATCCCCAATCATGTCTTAGCTCTTCCGCTTTCTTTGGGCCTAGCTCTTTCAGAATAGCAGCTACTTCCTCATCAGGAAGGTCTCTTAAGATGTTAGCTGTTATCTTCGCTTGGGGTTGCATCGGGGTTAGTCTTTCCTAAGAGGGTAATTAGGGAGTCGATAGCTGATTCGTCTTCGTCGGGGTTCTCTGACTGTTCAACTTCATTCACTGTAGATGTAGGTGACCAACCACC